TGCTGCTTCAGAACCAGCATTGTTCTTAACATCAGCGAGGGCAGGAGAAACAAACGTAACGCAATCTAGGCGACCCAGTGAAAGGGTATCAATCGCATGCTGACAAACAGCAGCAGAGTGACCACCAGTAATTACCAGAGAGATATCTACTAGTTCTTTATCAGCGAACAGTGAGTATCCTGCTTCAAGATCACCGTTGCAAGGAGCATCATCAACACCACCTGTGAAAGTGCAAGTGTGCTCACCGTTAGCATCAATGTAATCATAAGTACCTGCAGCGGCAGCAGCACCCCATGCAAGACTTTCTTCTTCAGCTTGGGATGGGTGTTTTGTCCACCATGCATACTTTGATTGTGTATTAACTACATTCTTGTAGTAGATTGATCCACCGTCATTGCCTTTTGCATCAGAAGCAACTGACAAGTTGGCGAACTTCTCAAGAACTGTTCCCACAGTTCCAGTAAACGCTCCAACTCCGTCGACTACAATTACGTGGACTTCATCATTAGATGCACCTTTGGCATCAGCATAGTCAGAAGTTCCTGGAGCACCAGCGAAATTCGATGCATAATCCCATGTATCAAATCCTGTTGAGTCGCAGATTGAAACAATAAGACCATTGCCTTTTTCGCCAGGATACTTTGCAGTAAATTCCATACCCTGATTACCGTCGCTGAAACTGTCTTCGTAGACATCTCCGTTTGGAATATAAACTGCAGGTTGACCGCATCCGACAGCGTTTCTTGCTGCTGTTCCACATGCGCGAACGAGTTTGAGATTGTTGGTGTATGCGAGGAAGTTTGCAGCAGAATAAAAGTCTACTGAGTTAGTTGAGGTTGGTCCAGTAAACTTTTTTACAAGTTCGTTCTCGGATCCAATAGTAACGATTTCTTCCGCTGGTCCCCAATTGAAATTACCTACGAATGCGCCAATAGAAGTCGAAACTGCTGGGACAACATTAGTAAGGTCTTGTTCGGTAACTAGGACTCCAGGCGATAACTGAAAAGCCATGTTTTATTCTCCTTGTGTTAAAATGATCAGTTTCATCTTGTCTTTTATTTATAACTCGTGCATTTTGTGTTTATCAATACGAGGTATTGACTTTCCAATAATCACCCCCAGCAATAAACACTTCTTCTTCTCTTCCATTGACAATAATACCAAAGGGAGTGAGTTCTTCTTCAATCTGTCTCATTTGGGTGTCATATAACTTCTCACGAATATCTATATCTGTCAAGTCTTTAAAGTAAGTATTTGTGGTTAACCATCCGAACAGTACTAAGCACATTGCTAAGTCGTCATGATAACCTTCGTCTGCTTGATATGATCCTGCTTTTTCAATAAACGTTGATAATTCACTAATCGTATCAGCATCAAAAATTTGTAACTTCATTTCCTCTAGTAACGACTTAAACGTAAAACAACCCTGTCTCTTAACTTGCTTTGACATTCTGACACCAAAGGTAGTCGTTCTGCCAAAACCTGGAGACAGATATTGTTTGTTCGCATCTCGAGCAGTTGTAAGAATATTATCATATTCTAAGTCGCTATGTAAAATATCAGCGACTTGCTGCCCAATATCATTTACTTCAATCAATACATGTGCGGAATTATAATCTCTTGCAACCTTATTTATAATATTGGGAAATAGAAGTGGAGCGATCTTGTTATCACGATACTTTGCCACCATCTTATATGGAACAGATGTAACATCAATTACGACTGCAGTTGAATAGTCTCCGCCAATACCTCTGGCAGTATCAACAGTTATCGCATATGTTCTCTCTGGCATAGGTTCTTCAAAGATATCCAATCCATCTTTAGCATAGACTGGATCGATAGAACTCATATTCCCCAGAGTTTTCGCATTAATAAGTGTATTACTCGAACCGAGGAAATTACACATAACTTCCTGATTGAATTTAAGTTCGCCGAGCATTTTAAGTTGCTCTTCTGCCCATGCATCATCACGCCCAGGAATTTCGCTATATGGAATGAACATAGGTTCAAATCCATTGACACCTTTTTCTGCTTCGTTCCAGAATTTCCAGAAGTGATTGTAACCAAGAGGTGTCGATGTCAATAGAATCTTGGTGGTTTGACCAGCGGAAATTGTAGGATAAACCGAAGCAAAAAACTGTTCAGCAACGGTGTTTGGAATGATCGCTGCTTCGTCGATATACAACCAGTTAACCGACTTACCACGAATACCAGAGGCAGTCGTAGCAGCAGTAAATACCTTGGATCCGTTTTCTAATTCAACGTCACCCTTGTTCCATGTCTTTACACCTTGCTGCATCCACAGTGGTAAGTTTTCATACATACCTTGGTAGCGATTCATAACTTCGCGAGCAGCAGATGTTTTGTTGGCAAGGATAGCAACTGTTTTTGCTTCTTTATACAATGTATACCAGAGAATACATGCAGCAGCTGTAATAGTTTTACCCTGCTGACGACCTTCCATAAGAATCGCTTTACGATTATCTAGGATATGATGGACTTTGCGCTTCTGACAGTCATATAGTTTGAATGGAATCAAACCAAGATCGAGCGAAACGATCATGCAGTAATTTTCAATGAAGTAAATTGGATCGTCCTCGCACTTAGCGAGTTCTTCTAATTGTTCATGAGTAAAATTATGTTTATAACCAATCGGTTTTAAATTAATATTACCGTGATATGAGGATTCTTCTTCATTCATGATCAATGATCTTTGCTTTCTCTGCCTTTAATGCTTTGAGTAGATCGGAAGTACTACCAGAGAAAATAATATTGTTCTGAGTATCAATTTGCTGAGACTTCTTGTTGTCGTCTTGTAAAACTTTTTTCTTCTTCGCCTGTAGATCGAGTAGATCTTTAGCGGCATCACCCGTTGTTTTGATTAATTGACCGACAACTTCATATGCCCGAGGGCTGTCGCTGGCAAGAGCAACACCTAGCATTCCATCAAGTGCTTGTTGACTTTTGTCGATAAGATCGTTGATCTTCTTACGGGCAACTTGATAATCGTCTTCGATATCGTCGCCTGTTGGTATGTACGCAACAGGAACTTGAATTGGTGGAGCAGGTGGGATAACTACTGCGGTAGATGTTGGCGCAGACTGAGTCCCAAAAATCTCATCTAATTTTTCATAGTTATTCGAAGAACTCATCAAATGTCTCCACATAGTCCCACACACCAACTTCTGGTGTTACGTCGGATGGTGTTGTTGTCACTGTATATCTTTGTCCATTGTTGATATCAACCGTGTCATTTGCGTATGTATTCGCAATAGCAGTTCGAATGATACCTTGCAGTTCGACTGGACCGTAGAAATTTAATCCAAGTTTGAAATTCAAAGTCCAGATAACTGACTGTCTCTGAGCATAATCGCCTTCATATTGATCTTCATAATCGATTCCTTCCAACGTTATTTGCAAGTCACGTTTGATACCCATCTCTGGAACATCATTAATCGTAACACAAAAGTCTGGATTGAAGAATGGTAGAATCTGCTCAATAATTTGCAATCCATCATCTTGGTTCTTTGCGAAAACGTAAAGAGAAATCGACATGTCATATGGAGTGCTAGTAAACTGACTGCGTAACTTATTTGTATCGTCGCCAGCACCTACAGCAATGTTTTTTGTCAGTATGTTGATCTTGCGAGATGGATTGTAATTGAGTCCAGTGATTTCAAACCCAATTCTTGGTAGTGTAATTGCTATGCTTGCAGGATCGATAGTAGGAACTGAGGCAATACGAGCAAGAAATTTCTGCTTAGTAGAATATGCTAACGGAACACGAAGACTCTGCGCAAATTCTCCCGCAGAGTTTTTGCGCTGAACAACAATGTTGTTGAAGATGGTACCAAAGGCAATAATCGCTTTACGAATATGCGAGTGATAGAAAAATTTACCAGCGAACATTAGTTCCTCACCAACACTTCGCCGAATGGATTGATAGACGTAAAGTCTATGATTCCATCATACGCAAGATTATCAAAGTCTTCATTATTTGCTAGAGGATCAATTTCGGTCACCGAATATCCTGCCAAGATTAGAGAATCACCAGAGTTTAGCAATAGATCATCGCCACCCTCAAGTAAGAACTGGTATGCATATTGATCTTGAGACTTATCATCGATAACATCGATTTCTGCATTCCCAGTAATAAATCTCTCAGAACTGTATTCAAAGACTTCGCATTTCAGTTTGAATATGTTAATCTTACCGAGTTGGTAAAACGGATTAAGAAAATCAACATACTTGATTTCAAAGAACGTCTTAGTTTTTGGAAAATAAAGTATGTCACCTTCTGACGGTCTTGTTGTCAGTTGCAGACTGTCAGCGTTATCCGCGACAGATTCTTCCCAACGTCTCTTAGAAACTACGAAGGTTGCTGATGCTCTAAACTCAAATCCGAACTTGGTGAACAGATCGCCTTCACCTTCAAATCCTTCTACGTTCTCTAGATACATTTCCAGAGGATAGAATTGACTGAAGTATGATAGCGGATCTTCGCCGAAAATTGGATCTTGGTTAGCAATTGTTCTTGGAAGATAGTAAACGTCATGTCCATAAATCTTAAGACTTTCAATGACAAGATCCTCCACCAAACGCTGTTCGTTTGTTGTTCCCGAGGTATTACCAGATTGAAAGTAAAAATTCGTTGGCATCTCTTATCCCGTATAGAAATCGACAGGAAGTTCTGACTTGAGTTGCATTTCGTTTTCGATTTGTTTAATCTCGTCGACTGCTTCGTCATAAACTTGCTGACCATTCAGAAGAACACCACCTGGAAGTTGGATTCCTCCAAACTTCTTCATGTTCTCACCCCATTGACGTTTGATCAATGCAGTGGTATACATCTTTAGGAACATGTCATTATAGACTTTAGTGTATTCTGCTGGATCTAGAATGCGATAACACTCAACGATAATGTAATCACCGACTTGGAATGTCTCTTTCCAGTTTACGTCGATATAAAGTTTATCTGTTTTTCTGTTAAATCTAATCGAACGCTGTCCAGGGAAAATCTGGTCATACATCTGTAGAGTTGTTTTAACTTGTGCATAGTAGATAAGGTCTGCTGCCAGAAGATTATACATGTCATTAAGTCTAAACTGATAGACCAAGTTAAACATGTTGTTTGGATTTTCCATACCATCGCTAGGAGCATTGAAATTGAACAACTTGATGATGCCAATTACTGCGTCTGGAATGGGAATATACTGGTTATCTAAATCACCAGCGGTATAAAACAGAGAAGATGCAAGCGTACGAGTAAAACCAGAATTAAGACCAGTTACAGGTTCGCTTACTAGGAATACTCCCGTTGTCACACCAACTGTGGCAGTCGTGCCATCTAATGAAATCAAATAACAAGATGCACCCGATGTTTCGCCGACGAGTTTTTCGCCGAGAGTAAACGAGGGAGAACTTAGTCCGCTAAATTTAAGAGTGTTGCCTGTAATTTGATGCTTAAGATAAGTTCTTTCGACACCATCGAAATGGTATTCTTGAAAATACTGCAATGCATCGTCAACCCGATCAGAAACTTGATCTTCGTCTACGTTAATTTCGATTACTGGGAATCCGAGTCTACGGAGAGAGTAATCAATTAGTCCTTGTCTAGATGAAATTGCCATATCTTGTCCTCTTTGGGACTATTTATAATGAACCCATGTCGTAAACTGAAGGATTTACGCCAGCGATATCACCTAAGTCGATTGTTCCAGGAATTGTAAAAAATTCTGGATTGTATCCACCAACTTCGATAATACTTCCGTCGGTTTTTTTTGAGTATAGTGTTCCGTCTGCTAAATTTACCGCAAGTTCTCCGACTGCAATTTGACCTGCAGTGGGAACTGCACTAGCAGTCTCACTTCTTTTGAGTTGAATAACTGTTGACATTAGTTAAGCAGAGTCCCCGAAGAATCATAAATTGCAACACGAGCGATAGAATACCACTGTGTAGAGGATGATGCCATCAATTCAATTGAACCGTTTGAAGCAACAGAAATACCAGCATTAATCAATCCAGCATCGATATATGCCGATGTCGCAGGATAGATCGTGAGAGTGCTTGCGCCTTTATTGACAATTACGATTCTACGACCAGCAGTGGCAGTTGGGAGTTTAACTCCAGCAGATGCAGCAACTGTAGTAACTACGTTATAGTCAACTGTCAATGCAGTAGCAGTACCTTGTGTAGAACCTGCAGCAGAAACAGCGTTGTTATTATCTACAACCGCACCATTCAGTGCTGGTGTTGTTAATGTTTTATTGGTAAAAGTTTCTGTACCAGCAAGAGTTGCTAGAGTACCAGTAGTTGGTAATGTTACATTAGTTGCAGCGGTGGCAGTTAGAGTTGTACTAAACGCACCAGAAGTTGCTAGAGTAGAACCATCGGCCAGTGTTAAAGTGGAACCAGTTGCAGGAGCAGTAAATGTTACTTTATTAACTGTTGTGGCAGTTGCCGCACCAATAGTTGGAGTAACTAGCGTTGGTGATGTTGCAAATACGGCAGCACCAGTTCCTGTTTCATCAGTTAATGCTGCTAGAAGTTGAGCAGAAGTGAATGAACCAAGCACCGCTGCGTTACCAACTGATGTAATATGACCAGTTAAGTTCGCATTAGTTGTTACATTACCAGCAGTAAGACCTGCTGCTGTACCAGTTACATTGGTCATTACACCCGAAGCAGGAGTACCTAATGCTGGTGTCGTTAGTGTTGGACTAGTAAGTGTTTTGTTTGTTAGAGTCTGGGTTGCTGTAGTACCAACAACTGGGATATAGTTAGTTCCATCTACTGTATATTCCCAAACATCGGAAGTCTCATTCCATTGAAGAGCAACGTTGGTAGAAGTACCACGTTCTACTTCAATACCTGCATTTTGCGATGGAGTTCCTGCCTCATTACTATTTAAAGTAATAACATTATCAGCAAGATTGATTGTTTCAGTATTAACAGTAGTTGTGGTTCCAGAAACAGTCAAATCACCAGAAACAGTTAGGGCATTATTAACAGTAGTTGTTCCAGTAGCAGCACCGATAGAAAGAGTGGTCGCTGCCTTAGCAAAGTTTACTGTTGTAGCAGTCGTATTGATGAGATCAAATGAGGTGCTTGGAGTAGTTAATGATGTTGTAATTGCAGGACTGGTACCAAATACCAATGCGCCAGATCCAGTTTCGTCACTGATTACACCAAGAAGTTCTGAAGAACTTGTTGCTGCAAATGCACTTAGTTTATTTGCTGTATAAGCAACTGTACCGCCAGTACCAAACGCAACAGAAGAAGCATCGGTACCAGTGAACGTTAATGTATTACTTGCTGTTAGTGTTTTGCCATCAGCAACAGTTAAAGTTGACCCAGTTGCAGGAGCGGTAAATGTTACTTTGTTAATTGTAGTAGCACTTGCCACACCAAGAGTTGGTGTTACAAACGTTGGACTTGTGGTAAACGCAACCGTATTACTGCCACTTTCGTCAGTAAGAGCAGATGCAAGGTTAGCACTAGAAGGTGTTGCCAAGAATGCGGCGACATTAGTACCAAGACCAGAAACACCAGTAGAAATTGGGAGACCAGTTGCATTGGTTAGAACACCAGATGCTGGAGTACCAAGTGCTGGAGTGGTTAGAGTTGGACTGGTAAGTGTCTTATTGGTTAAAGTCTGAGTCGCTGCTAGAGATACAAGTTCGAATCCACCAGCAGTTGTGCCATCATGAACTACCACAGTATCTTTTGTTGTATTGATGGTAACTTCACCCTCCGCACCTGTAAAGGTAGAGTGCTGAACGGTAGTCCCTCTTCTAAGTTGTAAAATCGTTGCCATTTGTTTCTCCTGAATTCATTCTATTTAGGTGTATGTTCCACCATTAATAATGGCACCATCATCTAAGTTTGACAACGAGGTTTTCAAAACTTTATGTCCACCTGCAGTAGACCCATCGTGAACTCTCAATGACCAGTCAGTGGTGTCTACGGTAACTTCCGCCGCTGAACCAGTAAAGGTTGTGTGTTGATTAGAAGTACCCCTTCTCAGTTTAACTCTTGCTGCCATTATGCGATGCTCCCATAATCAACTGCGTTATATGCTGCTACTTCATCAGTAATCAATCCATAGTCAAGATCGGTCATCTGATTGAGGCGAACAATTGCTGTTCCAGGAGTTGTCGCTGTATCAACGTAGAAGTCACTAAATGCAGTATCGGAAAATGCAATCGTGCCTACCGAGATAGATCCATCTCCACCATCAACTCCGACACCACCAATTGAAACAATAGTTCCGTCGGTTTTCTTAGAAAATATCTTTTTGTCAGTCAGATTGACTGCGAGTTCGCCTATCGCAAGTTGTCCTGAAGTTGGAACTGCACTAGCAGTCTCACTTCTTTTTATCTGTACTACTGTTGCTGTTGCTGGTGCTGTCATCTACATCCTCGTTTTCTGCGGTAGAATAGTCTTCAGATGTCCCAAACTCTAGATCGCCTTCCAATCCAACATAATTACCATTTGGTTTTGGTTGATTTGCTTCGTGCTCTAGAATTTCAACTCTCTGCGTCAATCCTACATTAGTTTCATTTGCCAGTGTAAGTTGAGTGCTCAACATAATATTATCCAATGTTAATGCTTTCAGTCGTTCTGCTAGATTAGCGATATACGAATTGATAAATTTAGTCTGATCCATAATATTCTCCACGAAAAGATTGGGGTGGGATAATTCCCACCCCATTTCAGTTATTTATTAGTAAGTTCCACCGTCAATATTTCCGAACGAAGGAGCAACACCTGATCCACCAGATAGAAGTGCTTGACCAGCAGTTCCAACAGAAGTTGCTTGGATTGCAGAAGTTCCGCTACCGAATAGTACACCGTTAGCAGTTAGAGTACCGACACCAGTACCACCGTCCGCAACCGCGATTGCAGAAGTAAGTGACGAAACCGTACCACCAGAGATGTTAGCAACGAGGTCAGCAACTGTATAACCAGTTCCTGCAGTGTTAACAGTTGTAGTTGGCGCTGTTTGTAGACCCTTGAAGAGTCTCCACTTACCGTCCGAAGCATCACGGAACAGACCAGCATAAAGGTCTTGAGTTCCTGAAGTGTCATAGAGACCATAGAGACCAAGGTCAACTGCGTCTGTAGAACCGTTGTTATTACCAACGAAAACCAGAGGATCGGTAACCGACAGAGTTGTTGAGTTTACAGTAGTCGTAGTACCAGAAACCGTAAGGTCTCCAGCAACAGTAACGTTTGCACCCGAAAGTGAGATAGCAGTAGTACCGTCTGATGCCTTAATGTCGTTTCCGCCGATCTTAAGATCACCAGCAACAGTAACGTCAGAACCCGAAAGTGTCAGAGCAGTTGCAGAAGATGACTTAATGTCATTACCAGTTACGGTAAGATCACCAGCAACAGTAACATCAGCACCAGCAAGAGACAAAGCAGTTGCAGTAGATGACTTAATGTCATTTCCTGTAACTGTCAGGTCACCAGCAACGGCAACGTCTGCACCCGAAAGAGTGATAGAAGTTGTTCCGCCATTTGCCTTAATGTCATTACCGCCAACTGTAAGGTCGCCGACAAGTGTAACATCTTCAGTAAGAGCAACAGTAACAGCAGCAGTTTCAGAACCAGAACCTGAGATAGTAATTTGGTTTGCAGTTCCAGCAACAGTAGCAACATAGTTACCAGTTGTATCAGTTCCAAGAGCAACCGAGTTGGCAGCAATCGAAGCAACACCTGATTCGCTGATTGTGATATCACCAGAAACGGCAGCATAGATGTAATCGCCAATATCTTCAGCAGTAATCTTTCTGTTTGCAGTTGCCGAAGCATCATAAACAAGGAACTCATCCGCATCAGCAAGTGATGTCAGAGCAGTTGTTCCAGTAATATCAGCAACAATACCAACTTGGTTGTCAGAAATCGTTGTCTTAATACCAGCAGTACCAGCAAAAGTCAGAGTCCCACCAGTTGTGAAGGTATCTGTATTAGGAGTCCCTTGGTTGTCACTTAGTGTGAACGAACCTGATGGAATTGCTGCCCATGAAGTAACGCCTGAACCGTCTGTTTTCAGATACTGGTCAGCATCGCCATCGTTGACAGGAAGAGTAAGTGTGTAATCAGCAGCAAGTGTATCTGGCGCCTTTACAGTTACCTTGTGAGAACCGTTGTTTGTTCCTTCAGCAAAAGTTGCTTTGCCACCAACTGTTGTTGTTGCGTCGATGAGACGAGCATCAACCTTGTCTGTGAAATACTTACCACCGACTGCATGAATTGCGGCACTTGCGCCTTCAACAGATTCGATGTATAGTTTTGCACCAACGCCATTATTGCTGGCGTCTTCGGCATATGCCATTTCGCCTTCTAGGAGAGCAGCCGTTGTTGGAGCGGTAGATCCAGCACTTCTTTTAATTTGAATAATTGTAGACATATTGTCAGTTTCCTTCTTTGGTTGTTTTTAGTGTTTAAAATGTTCCGCCGTCTATAATACCCAAATTCAAATCCAAGGCAGGATCTACTGCTTCCCACTTGTTAGTGGCATCATTATATGCTAGGGTCCATCCATCCTGTACTGCTTCCGTATCAACATCACTTAGCGTTTCTAGTGTGACGGTTTTCTTACTAACTATACTTGTATTTATAGTATTCGAAAGTCCTACTGTTACTTTAGGTGTAGATTTATTACCAACTGAGACGTTTATTGTCATCTTGTCACCTCTGGGTTTATTACAACAATTCCTTCTAGGACGCGAATTGTTTCTTCATCGCTTTCAATTTCAATATCATACACATATCGACCAGATTTAATTGCAGTTGTTTGATCTGCAGTCAACGAAATTGTTAGGATTCCATCTACAGGAGTTGTCTTTTCTGTTGTAAAATTTATCGCAGTAGCACTTTGGTATGACTTACGCATCTGTGATGTAACAGTATAATCTGTTAAATTCTTGCCTTCGCCATATTGATCTGACACAGTTATCGCTAAAGAAAACGTGGTTCCTTGATCAATATACAGATTTTGAATTGCAGCCATGGAGAACCCTTATAAATTATTCTATATTATTTATAAAACCGAGAACGTTATGAAAACAATAGTGACACTTAAATATGGCACAAAATATTCATCCGACGATGTAAATAAAATCGTTGAAGCGACCGAGCGTAAGTATAACTATTTATGCTTCACAGATGATCCAACTGGACTTGATCCTATTATTATTTCTTGTCCTCTACCAGATGACATCGAGGGTCACTGGTATAAAGTTTGGTTGTTCAGTCAAGATTTGGGCGATGTTCTTTACCTAGATCTGGATATTCGTATTCAAAAAAATATTGATCATTTGTGGAAATACCTTGACAAAGTTCCAACAATAGTGTATACTTACTGGAAGAATAAAGAATTCCCAGATTATGTTGGCGAAACCCATGACATGCGTTACTTGAGCAATTACAACTCAAGTGTTATGATGTGGAAAGATGGAACTGCCAAACATATATGGGATCACTTCAACACCAACCCTGAGTATTTTATGTTAAAATATTTCGGAGATGATAGGTTTTTATGGCATGAAGATTTTAGATTCAATTACTTTCCATCAAGTGATGTTTACTCCTTTGTATATGGAGCAGATTATTATGGCGGCGATAATGATTCATTTGTGTATCGCTCAGAATTTACAATAGCATTGTTAAATGGACTAGATCAGTTCCCTGGAGCAGATAAAAAGTATGATGAACTTCGTATGCATTAAGTGGGGTGATAAGTACCCCGCGAAATATGTGAACAATTTATATAATATGGTGAGAAAGAATTTTGCTCGGAACCCAACTTCCTACACATTCACTTGCTTTACAGATGACGCCGAGGATGTTGAGTGTGATACTGCGCCCATTCCAGACGATGGTATTCTACACCCAAAATATTGGTTTGGGAAAGAAACTTTCTGCTTTGACCGAGCAAAGTTCTTAGTATTTAATTCACACAACTGGCTTGGTTATACTGGGAACTGGTGTTACTTTGACCTTGATGTGGTAATACAAGAGGATATAACAGAGGTAATTAACTTATCCGAAAAACCAAGAATAATTAACTGTCGGTGGCAACCTCCTCAACAAAAACACGATAGATTGTTTATAGAAATTAGAGGAACTTTCTATAATTCGAGCATGATGTTATGGCCTAATATTTCTTGTGAGCATATCTACAAAGATGTTATGCAGAATTCTGAATCTGTTTTCAAAACGTTTTTTAAAGGAAGTGATAATTACCATTACTGGAGACAGAGGGATTTCTGGAATGATATTCCAGGTGGATGGATCTATTCGTGGAATCGTGGTAAACATCATCCCAACGATGTCGAACGTTTTAAGTTTCGCAAAGATGCCAAGATCTGTTTGTTCAATACTGACAACGTTCCACATCCATCAGCAAAAGAACAGATCGAATTATCTGAATGCCAACATGAAGACATTATTAGATTGTGGAATTGCTGATGAGAGTTAATTATGTCTGTTGTAAATGGGGGACAAAGTATTCCACTGAGTTTGTCAATCGTCTTTATCGAATGGCAAAGAAACACACCACCGAAGAATTCGAGTTTCACTTCTATTGCTATACAGATAATAGCGAAGGATTCGAAGACGAGATTAAAGTCATCGATTTTCCAGACATCGCTGATATTCATCCCAAATATTGGTTCGGAAGTGAAGACTACAAATATGGTATGGCACGATGTTGGGACAGACCAAAAACCTTTATCTTCAATACGCATAATTTTGCAGAAGACAAACCGACTGGTAGATTTGTATTTTTCGATCTTGACGTTATCATCCAAAATGATTTAACGCCAATTATTACCTACGATCTAGACAACCCTACCAAGTTTCGATCGTGGTGGCAAGATCCTCGCCCAATGAAGTCACGCAACTTTAAACTATCGCATGGTGCATATACGAATGGTAGTTGTATGGTTTGGTCAGATGATCAGACAGAATGTATCTGGCAAGATGTTTTAGAACACCAAGAACGTATTTGGTTTACATTTACAGATGGCACAGACAACTATCATAGTTGGCGATGGGGAGAATTTAGCGATACTCCTCTGTGGAAACATTTTCCAAACACCTTTGCTTATTCATATAATCGTGGTCGTGACTGGGATTCTAGGGATCTTGAAGTTGGTATATATAGAAAAGACTGTATTGTTTGCGTCTTTAATGTGGATCTACTTCCATTTACAGACAACAGCAGAGGAAAAGTAAAACAGGAATCGCTTGTCGATCCTGATCTATTAGAGCATTGGAATGTTTGATGATTAGTATTTACACAGTGAAGTGGGGAACAAAATATAGTTCTGATCATGTCAATAAAATACTTGAGCAATGCAAAAAGCACATCACTACTGAGTTTAAATTTTATTGCCTGACAGAAGAAACAAAGGATCTTGATCCAGAAGTTATTGTTATTCCTCTCCCAGATGATAACTACTATGAAAAATGGTGGAACAAATTATATTTGTTTGAAAAGCAGGTTGTCCAGCAACAAGGAGAAAAACTATTTCTTGATTTGGATATTGTAATCCAAAAAAGTATTGATTGCGTTGTTGATCATGATCCAAAAGATAGTCTGACATTTGTTCGCACTCACTGGCACAACCTAATGAAAATGAAAGAAGATACGAAAGATACTCCTCGTATGTATACTGATTTGAATTCAAGCGTATTAAGATGGAATGATAATCTAGATGTTGATAAAATAACCAAGTTCGTTAGAGATTATGCCGACCAAATGTTTTTTTATTATCGTGGTCTGGATAATCTATTTGGGCATCAAAGAGAACGCCTTTTAAATATTGATTTTTTTCCAGATGGTTGGGTATACAGTTACAACTATGGATACATGTGGCCAAATGATACTAAAGAACGAGTTATCAGAACGGATCCACTAATTTGCTTATATGATTCTATGGAAAGACCACAAGATGTTAAATTATAATTACTTGAATAATTACCGAAACTGGGGCAACGGGTTAGATAAGATTGCCCACGAAATGCCACATAAGCACGAAGACTTTCGTAAATCGTTAAATCCGAATACGATGGATGCTGCGATATGGTTGGTCGAAGAACTACTGAAAGTAGAAGACATCCCAACAGAATTGAATATCACAATTTTGAATTCTTGGTTAGGATTTCCACTTGTTCCATTACTGTGTGAAAATTTAAATGTCAAGAAGATTAATTTGATTGATATTGATAAAGATGCGTTAGAACTATCAAAAGTATTCAATCGGTTTTATAGCGATAGTGGAATAGAACTAGACCACATCAACTGGGATGTTCCCTTCGCATATCATGATATAAATGCACTAGAAACTGATATAGTAATTTCTATCGGGTGCGAGTCAATGTATCCGTTGAAGAAAATGACGACCGCAAACAAGGATTGTATATTTGCCTGTCAGTCGTCAAATGTTTTTAGAGAGATGTATGGTATCAATTGTGTTCCATCTATTGAAGAGCATATTGAGAATGTTGGAGTTACTGATGTTTTTTATCAGGGTTCAATTAAACAATCATACTATAGTTGGGATGGTAAGGTTGAGTTTGATCGCTTCATGGTAATAGGAACTAAGTAAATGATGTTCGGTAAAAATACAGATATTGTCAAATTGACTGCTAACTGGATCCCAGAAAATTCTCTGGGGGCAGAGATCGGAGTTTGGCGAGGAAGATCTTCACAAGTTTTGTTAACAAAGGCAAAACATCTCCACATGATTGATCCGTGGGATATTTCTGTTTATGAAAATACTACCGATTGGTTGAACTTGGGTT